GCAACCACGCCGCGGCGGTTTCGTCACCGGTTGGAATAAATGAGATGTGCCACGTGGCACATTGGGTCTTGCGTAAGGTGCAAGTTGTCCACATACTACCCACATCCCACCGTTGAATAGCCCCTTGCGTTCATTTTAGGACTGGTCCCTCCTGAATCCTGAGCAGGCCGAAACGAACGATGTCCTCGCAGCGCTCGCCCTCACGGCGAGCGTTCGTGCTATCGGGGAACCGCGTCTCCTGCTCGCTCGAATGAATTGGGAGCGGCTGTTCTCGTCGGCCAATCCGCCAGGCGCCTCAACGCCGGCCATCGCGCGTGATTCGCTGACTCGAGACGCAATCCGGCGCAAGGAAGCCCGTCGCCGCGCTCTTCGCTCGGGCCCGCAAGGCTTTATCAACGCGTGGAAGGCCCGCTAGATGGCACCCACCGTTCCGGTAGGCGAACCACTCAGTCTCCAAATAGGAACGACATGGAGTTGGAAGCGCCCCGAGTCAACCGATTTTCCTGTCGCCGACTCATGGGTCTACACGTACTACCTGCTGGGTCTGACATCCAACAACTTCGTCGCCACCAACAGCATCGCGACGCACGACTTTTCTGTCACTGTCACCGCGGCAACGACAGCCGGCTACTCGGCGGGTGTCTACCGTTGGGAACTTCGGGCCTCACTGTCGGGCGCGGTCTATGTGGTCGATACCGGCTCCTTTGACGTCACAGAAAACGCGGCCGTCACGGCGGCGACTGATCACCGAAGCGCCAACGCGATCAAGTTGCAGCGGATTGATGACGAGATCCTTGCCCGGATTACGGGCGATGGTTCAGCGAACGATTCTTACACGATTGGCACGCGCCAACTCAGCAAATTACCGATGAGCGACCTCCGACATATGCGGGCGGTCTATGCCGCCGCAGTCGAGCGTGAACGGTTCGGCGGTGCCCTTCCTCCATATCGAGCGACCTTTGTCCGTCCTTAGTCGCGTCCTCGACCGCCTCGGGTTCGCGCCCAAAGAGCGACCGGTTCGTCAGCAATATCGTTCATACGCCGCGGCACAGGTCAACCGGCTCACTGAAGATTGGTACACCAGCATTCTCTCCGCCGACCAGGAGCTCAAGGCGGATCTCAGACGGCTCCGCGGCGCGTCACGATCGCTCGTTCGTGACAACGGCGACGCATCACGCTACACGAACATGATCGCCGAGAACGTCATCGGTCACCAGGGCATTCAGCTCCAAATGGAGATGATGACCACGCGTGGTGTGCCGAACGAAGCGGCGAACGAGAAGATCGAGGATGCGTGGGAAGAATGGTGCTGTCCTGAGAACGCTGATGCGGCTCGCCGGCTGTCCTGGATCGAACAGCAGGCGTTGATCGCGCGCGTGCTCCCACAAGACGGCGAAGTCGTCATTCGCTTGATCCGCGGCGCGCCGAACGATTACCTCTTCGCACTGCAGATCCTCGATGCCGACCTACTGAACGAGCAATATGGCGGCTCGATGCCGCTCCTCTTGCCGAACGGCAACGAAGTCCGGATGGGCGTCGAGCTCGATGCGCGATTAGGGTTCCCGGTCGCCTATTACCTCTGGACGACACACCCAAGTGAGCCCGGCTCTCGGAACCGGAAGATGGAGCGCGTCCCGGCTGAAGACATCATCCATCTCTATATCGCGCTTCGGCCCGGCCAAACGCGTGGCGTGGTGTGGTTCGCGCCCGTTCTGATTTCCCATAAGATCGTCGGCGCCTACGAAGAGGCTGAAGTCACAGCGGCCCGGATCGGTGCGTCGAATATGTTCGCGATTCAGATCGATGCCGAGAAAGCTGGTGACTTCGCTGCGGCACCACAGGGTGCGAGCGAGATCCCGTTCGAAGCATCGCCGGGCCAAGGGCTGCGGCTCAACCCTGGCGAATCGATCGTCAACACGGACTTCAATCATCCGTCGACGTCCTTCGGCCCGTTCATCAAGAACGTCAAACGCGCGATCGCGTCTGGTCTGAACGTTTCATACACGGCACTGACGGGCGACCTCGAGGCGGTGAACTACTCGAGCATTCGCGCCGGCCTGCTCTCCGAGCGCGATTTTTACCGCTCGCTACAAACCTGGCTCTCGTGCCATTTGCACCGCGTCGTCTTCCGCGAGTGGACGAAGTACGCCATGGCCGCTGGCAAGATCCCGATCAAACAGCCATCCGAGTACGTCATGGCGGCCCAATGGAAGCCGCGCGGCTGGGCGTGGGTTGATCCGTTCAACGACATTCGCGCGAACGCGATGGCGGTGCAGGAAGGATTCATCACGCGGTCGGATGTGTGTGCTGAGCGCGGGTTCGACTTTGAGGAGAATATCGAACGGCTGGCGATCGAGAACAAGATGGCGACCGATGCCGGCTTGGCGCTCGGCGCCCAAACGCCGCATATCCCGATCGTGCCCGAAACAGCACCGGCTGACAACAGCCAAGGGCAACCGGAAAGTGCCAAGCCCAATCCCAATCGGGCGCTGGAACTCAAACTCGACGAGCTCGTGGACGTCTCGCAGCGCACGCTTGAGGTATCGCAGAAACAACGGGCGGCAACGGATTGGATGGCGACAAAAGATCAGCCGGCGCCGGTCGTTCACGTCGCCCCGCCCGACGTCACGATCAATTTGACGGCTGAAATGCCCAAGGGCGGGGGCAAGAAGACGATCAAGGTTGAGCGGAACGCTCGCGGCGAAATGGTGGCGGCTGACATCACTGAGGCCGACTGATGGCGATCACGAACGCGATGTGCAATCAGTTCAAGGTCGATTGTCTGAACGGCGTCCATCAACCCGCTGACGTCTACAAGATCGCGCTCTATCTGAATGCGGGTGCATCGCTCGACAAGACGACGACGGCCTATACAGCGACCGGTGAGATCGCGGCGACTGGCGGATATACGACGGGCGGCATCACGCTCTCGGGTCGGAACGTCCAGTTGAACAGCGACACGGGCAACTTGACGTTCACCGATCCCTCGGTTGGCAGTGCGACCATCACCGCAGACGGCGCCTTGGTCTACAACTCGACGCGATCCAACACGGCGATGTGCGCGCTCTTGTTCTCGAATGCTCCCGTGACGTCAACGAACGGCACGTTCACGATCGACCTTCCGGCTGCTGGCCTCACGGCTCTTCTACGGTTCGCATAACCCATGGCTATTCAGACCTTCCAAGAAGGTCCGACCCTCGATCCTCCGGTTGCGAGAAATCCCGGTGTCACCGGTGCCGTGGGCTCGGCCCTCGTCTCGACATCGGCGGAAGCGCTGTGGATCGGTGCACAGTTCACGCCGATTCTCGCCAACCAAGCGACGGCGCGCAAAATCTTCACCGTCAAGGCGGGCGGGATTCTCTCTACCGGCGCATCGGGAACACTGATCCTGATCCCGCAATATGGCGTCCTTGGTGGAACAACGCTCGGCACGTCGCAGACGGTGACGATGCCGATCAACATGACGAATGTCCCGTGGTGGCTCGAGTTCAATCTCGTGTTCCGTACGATCGGCACGGGCGTCAACTCGACCTGCATCGGGAACGGTGTGTTTGTCACCTGTCCATTTACGTCAGCGCCCGCTGTTGGAATTTCCTGCGTCATCCCGTTCGGCGGCACGGTCGCCACGGTCGACGCGACGGTCAATTCCGCCATCACGATCTCGAAGACGCTGAGCGTCGCCGGGTCGTTCTCGACGGACTACGCCTATATCCTGCCCGGCAACTGATGTCCGAACGACGCCGTTCGGTCAGTTCTTTTATGGTCTATCGTCTGAGAAGTCTCATGTCCTTGGCGAGTGATTTTGCGGCTGCGGTCGCGTCGGGTCAGGCATCGGTAGTGACCGCAGCCGCGACCCGTCCCGCGCCGTTTTCCGGTGGTGCTGGTGGCACGTTGGAAGTGACTGATACGGGCGGCCTCAAGGCGACACCGCCGACGGGTGCGAGTTCTGTCGAGGTGCCTGGGGCTGCGGTCCCGTCGATCATCACGTGGCTTACGACAACGTTCACCTAATGCCAGGCGTTCCGCGCACGTCCTCGCCCGGCCACGTCCGAAGTTTTCCGGGTCCCATCCCGACGCAAGCGAACCGCGTCGTGTCCGGTCTCACGAAAGATTCGGGCGGTGCGCCGCTCGGTTTGTGTACTGTCGATCTTTTCAATAGTGCGACCGACATCCGAGAACAGAGCGTGATTTCAGACGCGAGCGGAAACTATTCGTTCACGGTTGATCCGACGATGCACTATTACTGCGTCGCCTATCTCGTCGGCTCGCCGGACGTGTCGGGAACCACGGTGAACACCTTGGCGGGCGTCTGATGGCATGCCGGACATCAAGCTCACCCAAGGCCAGGCGTCACCGAACGACATCAAGTTGTCGTCTGGCGCTGGTGTCGACGCCACCGCAACGATCAACGGTGTCTCGTCCACTGGCGCTGTTGGAGCAGTCGCCGCGCTCGGTGACGCGCTCGGCGCGATCACTGGCGTTACGGCAACGGGCGCTGTCGGTTCAGTTGCCGGCATCGCGGCGTCACTCGCTGGTGTCACCGGGCTATCGGCAAGCGGAGCGGTCGGAACAACCGCCGCGGCCGGTGACGCCATTGCGGGCACTGTTGGTGTCGAATCGATTGGCGCCGTTGGCAGCGTGTCGGCAACTCGCGACGCCACAGCAGTCGTCAATGGTGTCGAATCGGTCGGATCGGTTGGCGATGTCTCCGCGATCGGCGATCTCGTTCAGCAGCAACAGCCATCTGGTGGCGGTGGGCGTGGCCACTTCCCGATTCAGTTCCCCGCCCCGCACGTCGATGCGGTCGCTCGTGTGGTTGGTGTGGAGGCCGTTGGATCAATCGGAATCGTCTCCGCGCGAAGCGATGCCGGCGCCGGGGTTCGTGGCGTGCAGTCGAACGGGCAGATCGGACGCGCCGTTGGCGATGGGATTCGCAATCCAACGGACGACGAATTGCTAACCCTCCTCTTGGCGGCCTAGTCCATGGCAACCCTCACGACGAATACGACGGGATCATCGGTCGCCAATGCGCTCCTGATTGATGCCGAGATCAAGACGCTGATGACGACGGGAGTCACGGTCATTCCAGCACCTGGTGTGGGCAAGGTGATCATCGTCGAAACCGTCTTCATGCTGATTCGGAAAACGGCGGTCTACACAAACGTCAACGCCGCCGCAGACATCTGGCTCGAATACACCGGTGGCGGGATTCTCACCGTGGGACCCAGCACGACGAATGGTCATCTCGTCTTTGACGCCGACACCACGCCGCAGGTGGTTGAGCAAACTGTCAATATCGCGAATGAAGGCGCCCTGACGAATTACGAAAATTTGCCGATTCAGGTCAAGGCGGCGAACGCCGCGGCGGGCGCGTTCACGGCCGGTGACATCAACAACCGTCTCGGGATAGCCGTGCTCTACAAGGTTATCGCTCTCCCAGCCTAGCCCAACACACCATGCCAAAAAAAAACACCGCGGACACGCGGGACCTTTCGCGCGCCCTCTATCGCGATATGGACATCCGCGTCGATCGCGACGCGACGCTCAGTGACGGTGAGACGCGTATCCCGATCGCGATGTCGTCGGAGTCGCCGGTCGAGCGATTCGACCCGTGGGAAGGCGAACGGTTCAATGAAGTGCTCGACCATTCGCCTGAGTCGGTCGATCTGAGCTACGCGCGCGATGGCATGCCATTCCTCCTCAATCACGACACGGGCGACCAGATCGGGCTGATTGAGAACATCTCGCTCGGCGCCGATCGGATGCTCCGCGGGATGGTGCGATTCAGCCGCTCCACGCGCGCGCAGGAAATCAAACAAGACATCGTCGACGGGATTCGGAAAAAGATTTCCGTTGGCTACCGCATCGATCCCACGGGCATCGAAAAAACGAAGCCCGAGGGTGCCGCCATGGCGACGATGCGCGCAAAACGCTGGACGCCGATGGAAGCGTCAAGCGTACCAATCCCCGCTGACTACGCCGTCGGCGTCGGGCGCAGTGCAACCCAACCGGCCCCCAAAGGCCAAGGAGTACCCGTGGCAGACAACAACACGGCGGCCGATACCGGGACCGTCGCCGAGGAGACTCGGAACAACACCGCGGTCGTCACAACGCGCGAGCGAAGCGACGATACCGGAACAATGTGGGCCGACGTGGCCCTCGCCGGCCAGATCCACAGCATGAGTGAGCAGGTCGCCGGATGGCAAGCCGAGGGCAAGAGCCCGCGTGAGGTCATGCGATCGCTTGGCGATCAGATTCGCGAGAATCAGAAGCGCGGCGTGGTGATCAAGCCGCGCGTCGAGATGACGCAAAAAGAGGAGCAGCAGTATTCGATGGCCCGCGCGATTCTCTCGAGTGCTGAGGGCACCGCGAGTTTTGAGCGCGACGTATCGCAGCAGATCGCCCGGAACCTCCCGCAGGGCTACAAGCAGCAAGGGACGACCGGCGAACCATTCTACATGGCGACCACGGTTGGTCTTCGTGCTGGTTTGGATTCCGGTACGAGCACCAAAGGTACCGAGTTGAAATTCATTCAGCCCGGTTCGTTCATCGATATGCTTCGGAATCGTGCCCGCGTGTTGCAACTCGGCGCAACGATCTTGGCCGGACTTGATGCCCCGGTGACCTTCCCCGTCCAGAACGGCGCCGGCACGGCAACGTGGATGGCGGAAAACTCGGGTTCGGATGTGTCGGATTCTAACCTGACGCTGACGACCCGGACGCTCACGGCAAAGACGCTGATGTCTTCAACCTCGTTCTCCCGCCAGTTGCTCCGTCAGGCCGTGATCGACGTCGAGAATTTGGTCCGGTCGGATCTCGCGGCCATTCACGCCATCGCGCTCGATCTCGCAGCCATCGCGGGCACGGGCGCTTCGAACCAGCCGCAGGGCGTACTGACCAATACCTCGGTCGGCGTCTACACGCTCGGCACGAACGGCGCGGCCCCGACCTATGCGGGCGCGATCGGGTTGGAGTTCACCGTGGAGAACGCGAACGCCACGGTCGGCCCGATGGGCTACCTCACCACGCCGGGCATCAAGGCGACGCTCAAGAACACGGCGGTCCTGACGAACACCGCAGGACTCCCGGTCTGGACGGGCGGGCAGGAAGGAACCGTCAACGGGTACCCGGCCTACTCGAGCAAGCAGGTTCCCTCGAACCTCACCAAGGGTACGTCGACGACGATCTGCTCCGCGATCCTCTTCGGCGTGTGGAGTCAGCTCTACATCGGCGAGTGGGGCGCGTTGGAGATCATCACCGACCCGTACCGCCTGAAGAAGCAGGGCATGATCGAAGTCACGTCGTTCCAGATGGCGGACATCATGCTCAGGTATCCGGAAGCGTTCGCGGTCACGAAAGACGCGCTCAGCAGCTTCTAAGCCGATGCGCGTTCGCATGACGTCGAGTCTCCTCGGTGAGGACGGAACAGATTGGCTCACCGGGGAGACGCACGAGGCCACTGTGCATTACGCGCGGTATCTAGTGAATCGTGGAGCGGCGTATCTGGTTGACGCCACGCCGCTCCCGACACCGGCATTGAGTACGCAAGCCTTCTCGGATCGTGACCCAGCCTCGCACCATCGCGATCCGATGCGGAAGAAAGCGTGAGTCTGACTGAATCGCTGGGCGTGTTCGTCGCTGATTTCGGAGTGCCCGTGTCATTCTCGGGGTCGACGGCGGGCATGCTCGGCATTATGGACTTGAGCGGGCTGGACGTGCTGGGCGACGGTTCACGGGCGACGGTTTCGGCCGCCGATCGGACCGTCGTTATTCGCACGAGCCAGAAAGGCAGTCTGACCCAAGGCTCAAACATCACGGTCAATTCATCGGCCTATGTCGTTCGAGATCTCCAGCCGTTCGACGATGGCTCATTCACGTTGGTGATGCTGCGATGAGTTCGCGCCGCGATTTGATCGTGACGGACATCGTCAATGCACTCAACACGTCATCCGGCAAGCCGGCGTCGTTGACAATCCACCGACAGCGAAGTTTGCCGATCGGCCGCGACATTCTCCCGTCGATGGTGGTCTATATCATCGATGAAGAGAACCGTACGGGGCCGGGCATGGGCGCTCGGCCGATTCCACAACGCAAGTCGATTCGGACGATGACGGTGCGCGTCGAGATCCGCATCAATGCCGGCGCCACGGCTCCGGATCAGGCCCTCGATCAATATCTGACGTGGATGGTGCAGAAGATCGCGGCCGATCCCCAGCGAAGCACGATGGCTGACGATACGCTCGAGCTCAAGACTGAATGGGCGTCATCGGCGGAAGAGGACGCGGTCTATGCCGCGACGCAAACCGACTGGTCGGTCAAGTACATCACCGAGTCGGCTGACCCAACCACTGCATAACTCCACACTTCACATTCTCCAATGCGGCCCTCTCACCGGGGCCGTTTTTCGTTCCCTGACCAGAGGCTCGTTCAATGTCCACTCCTAGCACCAATAACGTCGTCTTCGGCCGGGGCGCGATTCTTTTTGATCGCTTCACCGCGGCCGGGGTCCGCCAAGGCCAATTCGTTCATCTCGGGAACTGCGACAACTTCGCGACGTCGGTCGCCACCGATAAGGTGACGATGACGGACTACACGTCGCAGACGTCGGCGCCCTACGCGACGGCGAATAAGTCGACGACCGTCACGCTCAAGATCGAGGGCTTCGAGATCGACACGAAGATCCTCGCCATGCTGTTCATGGGGGACACGACCACGTACACGCAGGCGTTGACGACCGTCACGACCGAGACGATCGCCGCGACGACGCTCACCGGACTCAAGGGCTCCTATTTCACATCCTCGCTCCGAAACGTCTCGGCCGGGACGATGCTGTGGGGCACGACGACGCTCGTGAGCGGCACCGATTGGGAACTCTTCAACACCTACGGCGGCGTCTTCCACGTCTTCCCGACGTCGCCGACCGTGGTCGACGGGACGGTGCTCAAGGTCAACTACACCGCCGCAGCATTGACGGCTGGTTCGACGGCGCTCGACGTGATTCGCGCGTTCAACACTGCATCCATCATCGGCCGACTGCTCTTCGTGCCGAACAATACGACCGGCCCGAACAACGAAGTCGTGGTCTGGAACTGCTCATTCACGCCAGACGGCGACATTCCGCTGATCTCAGATGAGTTCCTAAAGTGGAATCTGGTTGGCACGGCGCAGTCAGACACGGCCGGCACCTACGGCGGCTCGTCGACCAATCCGTTCATGCAGATCACCAAGCGGTCCTAATGGGCCGTGTGATTCCGCTCGGCGGGCGATTCTTCGCGCCCGCCGAGCAAACGACGAGTCGGCAAGATGGCTGGATCATGGTCCAGCTCGAAGACGCCGGCATCCTGGCGCTGATCTCCAAAGGCGCCGATGCGTTCGCCGATGGCTCCGTCGTGCGGACGTTGATCGTCCAGGCGATGCGATCGGGCAAGTATCACGCGATCATCGCCGGGCTCCTGGTCGAGGATAAAGAGCCGTGGACCGCCGAGTCAGCGACCAAAAACGGGGAGTTTTTCGCGGAACTGACGTCGCCCGAAGATAAGCAAGAACTCTCGAAGATCTTCGAGGGGATGCTGACCGCTTTTTTTCTCAACGGGGGCCGGTCATCGACGCCTTCGCCGACTGCTTCGCCACTGAGCAACGGCTCCCCACCGCCCAAGAGAAAGCGCGTCGTGCGCTCGACCAATCATCGCGCGGGCTCTGGGCCGACTGCGCCCGGTTCATCGCAGATGGCGACGCCACTCGGGTAGACCAAATCCTCGAATGGCCGCTCGCGGATCTCCTCCACGCGTACCGGCACAAGTTGACCGCCGCAGCGACCGACCAATACCGCCACAACCTCATTGTGTGGGCCACGCTTGCGCCCCATACGAAGCACGTTCCAGACCCGCCCGACGTTCCTGCGATCCTCAAGGATTAAGCCGTGGCTTCTGATGTAAAAGTCACACTCACCGCTGACGATCAGGCCACCGAGATCGTTCGGCGGCTGTCGACGGCGGTCAAGCAACTCGAGACGCAAAGCAAGTCCTCCGCCGGGAACGTCGCCAAGGCGAACGCAGAGGCCACGTCGAGCTTCTCGGACATGGCGAAGGCGATCCAGGGCGTCATTGTCGCGATCGGAGCCATTCGCATCATCGAGTTTGTGGCTGACACGATCAAGGCCGCCGATGCGATCGGGAAACTCGCGGAGAAGACGGGGATCACGACCGAAGCGTTGAGCGTGCTGGGGTTCGCCGCGAAGAACGCCGATGTCGACATGGAAGGGCTCGCGAACGGTCTCAAGTTCCTTTCGCGTTCGACGGCCGAACTGCAAGCCGGTTCGGGTGCGATGGCGACGGCCTTCGCGGCGCTGGGCCTGTCCGCATCGGAACTCAAGGGCCTATCGCTCGATCAGGTGCTCCTCAAGATTGCCGACGCGCAAGCGAAGTTTGCGGATGGTTCCGGCAAGGCCGCCGTGTTGCTCAAGATATTCGGGCGAAACGGGACAGAAATCATCCCGCTACTCAACGAGATTGCCGAGGGCGGCTTCGACAAGGCACGAGCGCAAGCGGAAGCGCTCGGCGTCGTCCTCTCATCAAAGACGACAAAAGCGGCTGACGATCTTGATGATTCGGTCAAGGCGCTGACCGCTTCATTGCACGGCCTTGTGCTATCGCTGACGCCGATCATTGGCGCCTTCACGACGTTGATCAATCTCGTGACGAAATTCGTTACTGGGATACGAACGGGATTGGCGGACGCGAGTGGTGCGCTACAGCAGTTCGCAGACCAGACGGGCGGAGCGGTTGGCGCGGTGATTACTCTCTTCGCTACCGTGGCGCGACTCGCCAAAGGACAGCAGAGCGCCAATGCCCCCGCGACTGATGTAGGGATCACAGCGAACAAGATCAAGCCCGACGTGCCGTTCGTCGACCCAGCCGTCTTCAAGGCATTGCAGGACGCGCGTCTCGCGGCGATCAAACAACAGGCGAAGGACGAGGCGGAGGCTTCACAGCAGGGCCTCAAACTGCAAGAACAGCAGCAGACCGCATTCTTTGCTCAGGGCCTCACGACCCTGAGTCAATTCTTCGCGGCACGTGCGGACATCGTCCGCAAGGGCACGGATGCGAGCGTCGCGGAATTGGAGAAGGAAAAGAAGGCGCTTCAAGCAACGCCGCTACCTGAGGATACAGACGCCGAGCGGATCAAGCGAGCGACGGAACTCGCCGCGATCAACGATCAGATTGCGCGAACAAAGGTCGCAGGCGAAGCGGAGTTCTTGCGATTGCTCGAGGAGGAGCGAGTCGCTACGATCGGACTCGGACAAGCCTTACAGGGATTCGCACTTGAGGCTGCGACAGCGACGGGGAATCAGATCGGCGCCGCTCAAATTCAGATCAGCGAGATCGTCCGGCGCTATGAGCTCGCGCTCAAGCAAATCGACGGCCTCTCGGCTGATTCGATCACGGAACTCCGGACGACGCTCTCGACCATTCTCACCGACCGCGCCGCGTTCGATGAGAAGGCGCGGCAGGGCGACCGATCGCTGACGGCGTTGGGGATCGAGCGCGACGCCATCAACGCGCGCGCGACCCAAGGGCTCACTTCGCAACGCCAAGCCACGCTTGATATTGCCGCCGCGGAACGGGCCAGAATACCGGAACTGACCAAGATTGCCGACGAGATGCAGGCATTCGCCGACGAACTCGGGAACCCGGAACTACAGCAGGCGGCCGACAAGTTCCGCGCATCGTTCGCGAACATTGGCAAGGTGGTTGATGAGTCGACGGTCAAGATCGCCAATCTGCGCGACACGCTCTTGGGCGCAGTCCAATCGGATCTGTCGAACTTCCTTGGCTCGACGATCGATCAAGTCTCATCGCTCGCTGATGCATTCCGACAACTCGCGTTGTCGATCGTCCAGAGCTTTCAGCGGGTGCTCGGCGATATTTTGGCGACGCAAGCGGTCGAACAGATCCGAAAACTCTTCGAGACGAGCGTCACTGTCTCGCCGCAGGTCGCTGCCGCTGCGGCCACGGATCACGCAGCGGTCTCGCTTGGTGTAGCCGGCGCAACCGTCCTCGCCGGATCGCAGGACCTCATGGGCTCGGCGACAGAACTCGCGGGCTCGGGATTCGTGCTCATTGACGCAGCCACGCAACTCTCGATCGCAGCCGGCGAACTCGCGGCAGCCGGCGCTGCGTCAGCAACTACAAGCCTCCTCGGATTCGCCTCGGGCGGTCCCGTTCGTGGTCCGGGCACGGGCACGAGTGATTCCATTCTTGCCCGGTTGTCGGCCGGTGAGTTCGTGATGCGTGCGGACGCGGTTCGCCGACTCGGTATCTCGTTCCTTTCGGCGCTTAATACTGGCGGACGGATGCCGACGCTCAAGCGACCGGTCATTGGCGGATTACCGGCCTTCGCTACCGGCGGGCTCGTGACGTCGGGCGATTCGGTTAGCGCCAGTGTTTCGGGCGGCGTAGACATCACCGTGGTGGCAGACGAGGGGTCCATCCTTCGCGCAGTGACGACCCGCGGCGGCGTCCGGGCCTTGCGTCAGGTCATGAGTCAGAATCCGAATCTCTTTAAGGCCGCGTTGGAGATCGGATGACAGTCCAAGCCCCAACCATCTTCCCGTTCCGACACGATTGGGGCGAGGCGTTCAAGGTGACGCGCGAGTGGGCGACGGACGTCCTGACGGCTGACGACGGCTCCGAAGTCCGGGTGCAGCTTCGCGCGAGCCCGAACATCTCGGTTGCCATGCGACTGGCCTCGCTGACGGAGATGCTTCCCGGTCGTCTGCTCGCACAGTGGCG